GAATAATAAATGTTTACATTTGTCAAATCAAAATGACAGCAAAATGCCAAGAATAAAAACAATAGAAAATAAGAGAAAAGCTGGGAGGCCAAAGTTAGCTCCTTCGACAACAGTTTCCTTTAGAATTCCGATTCATTTAAAGAATCAAGTTGAGAATAGATATGGGAAACATTGGCCACAAATTTTCAAAGACTTTATAGCCGTTTTATTGGCTGAAGATAAGGGTTAAAAACAGTGATTAATAAAGGTGTAGTGCAGTAAAATTCGAAAAATTTTTTTTCCGATTTTCTAAATTTATCACTTTTTGGAAATTTTAATTTTGGGTATGAAACAAATAATCTATGGCCAAGTGCCAAGTAAGTCTAATGGTTACAGAATGTCTGGACACTTTATGTACAAGAAGAAAGCTGTAATTGATTATGAGGAATCGTTTTACTTGCAATGTGTACAATACCGAGATTTAAACCATGAAGGGTTTTTTGAATTGTATATGGATGTGTACTTTCAGAGTAACAGAAGTGATATAGATGGTAGTTTAAAGATTATCCTAGATACACTTCAAAAGAAGGTGAAAGCTTTTAAGAATGACAACAAATGCGTTTTACTCCACGTTAGAAAAGGAGTTGATAAGATTACCCCTAGAATTGAGTTTGAATTAAAATTTATATAAAACAGCTATGACAAAAGAGCAATCACACAATTACCTTACCTATTATGCCCTATGCAACTTTATGACAGATTTTGTTGATGAGAAATGGGTACACAGTTCCTACAATGTTAGGAAGGTTAAGCTATTAACAAACCAGTTAAAGCAAGAATTAGAAAAATCAGTTGATCACGTTTTTACCAATAAAAATACCGATGGTGTTGATATGAGTAATGTCCTTGATCAGTTTGTTAATGCTGCAAATGTTATGCACAAACTTTTTAGAGTAGGTTTGTATATGGATGAGATGCCTTATGACATGAAGCATGAACTAAATAAAAGAATTAATGAATTGTTATTAGAATATAATATAGACTTAAATATGTAATTATGGATTCAATAGTTAGTGAAATTATTCAGCAATATCAGATTAGAGCTGAATTTGGTGAAAAAAAATATGGTGTTACTCTTGATAGAGAGGATTTATCTACCCTTGATTGGATAGAACACGCTAAACAGGAAGCAATGGACCTAACATTGTACCTTGAAAAGCTAAAGAAAGTGCTTGCTTCTGGTAATTATCCAGAATTAGGTAATATTGAAGCAACTCATGAGAGTAAAAATAGAATTATCTATAATCTTAACAGGGTTATAATGTCTCAAGAAGATGAGATTAAGCAGCTACAAAATGAAAATAAAGAGCTAAGAATAGATTTGGAGAATTATTCTTATGTTACTGAAACTTTAGAACACGAATTAGCCGAATTAAAGAAAGAAGATCACACTAAAAAGAAAAGAGGATGGCACTTTTAGATATTAGAATAGAAGATAGAGTTTTTTGTATACACTATGGATGGGGTACTGTTAAATCTTTATCTGGACAGAACAATTATCCTATTGAAGTATATTTTGATAATTATCACAATGATAGTTATAATTTAGACGGCAAATTATTTGATTATATGATGCCTACCTTATCTTTTACAGAATACAAATTTGTAGGATTTAGTCAGGAAAGGCCAGAGGTATTACCTAATATAGGGGATATAGTTTGGGGTAAAAGTTTTCTTACTACTGATTGGAGTATTGGGCATTTTTTAGGGAAACAAAATGCTTCTTATAAAATTTCAAGCGTACCTAATGCATTAAGTTATTGGCTTGCAGATAAAATAACAACTAAAAACCCTTACACAAATGAAAGCAGCATTTAGACAATACTTAGAGGACCTAGAAGATGATAAGGTTAAGCCAGAAAGCTATTATTTAGCTTTAGAAGAAGAAATTATTAACATAGCTTATGATGATGGTGTAACAGATGGCCTCGAGGATAACAGCATTGATATGGACTATTTTAACAATAAGTATTTAGAATAATTCTAAATTACATTAACTTTTGAAAATATTTTTAAATATTATTGTAAACAATAAATAAGATACTACATTTGTATCACACAAAACAAATTTATCATGGATGAAAAAATAGAGTTATTTAATCAGGAGCTTGAAAGAGTTGGTATTACCAAGGATGACTTATGGATTATGTCTGTATGGAAGAATCAAGCTACTACTGCCCAGGGAGATTATAAGTCTCATGTTATAGTAAAATTTATTACTGCTGGGTATAAAAACAGAATTACACCTAGTGGGATGGTTACATTAACACACCCCGACAACACATTCGAATTTACATTTTCTTAAACTATAATTATTATGGCAATTATTGCAAAATCAAGTGGATCAAATTATCCAAAACAAGTTACACCTGCAGGCTCTCACGTTGCTAGATGCTACGGAATGATTGAAGTAGGTACAGAAGAAACAGAATACAAAGGAGAGAAGAAAGTAGGCCACAAAGTTATTGTAGACTTTGAACTACCTTTAGAAACTGCTGTATTTCGTGAAGGAGAGGACGAGAAGCCCTTTGTTATCTCCAAGGAGTATAATCTATCATTTCACGAAAAAGCTACGCTTAGATTGCATTTAGAAGCTTGGAGAGGTGCAACATTTACAGATGAGGAGGCTAAGAACTTTGACATTACTAGATTGGTAGGCAAAGCTTGTATGCTTAACATTACTCATAAGAAGTCTGCTGATGGCACTAAGACTTATGCTAATATCAACAGTATTTCTCCTATCCCTAAAGGTTTAACTTGCCCTGATCAGGTAAATCCTACTAGAATCTTATCTTATTCTGATTGGAATCAAGAAGTTTTTATGGGTTTACCCGAATGGTTAGCTAAGAAGATTACAGCAACTCCAGAGTTTAACGCTAAGTTTGGTGATTTACCTGCTAGTTCACCTAATGTTGATATGGTAGCTGAAGACAATTCAGCACTTCCTTTTTAGTTTCCATTTTAATGATTATATTTATAAAAAAAATATAATATATGGATAAGAAATGCTTTAAATGCGGAGAGATAAAATCATTAAAAGAATTTTATACTCATAAGCAAATGCCTGATGGACATTTAAATAAATGTAAGTTATGCTCTATAATTGATTCAAAAAAAAGACTTGATTTGCTTAAATGTAATGATGATTTTTTGGAAAAAGAAAGGGCTAGAGGAAGGGAAAAATACCATAGATTATATTCTGGTTTAGATAAAAACAATACACCCTATTCTTTAAAAAAAATATATTTATTAAAATTTCCTGAAAAAAAGAAAGCTAGGTCAATTTTAGGAAAAAAATTTAAAATTGATGGATTTCATAGGCATCATTGGTCATATAAAGAAGAACATTATTGTGATATCATTCATCTAACCAATAAGGAACATAGTAAAGCTCATAGATTTTTAGTGTATGATAATGAGCATTTTATGTATAGAAGATTTGACAATATGATTTTATTAGATACAAAGGAAAAGCATTTTGAATTTATAAATTATTGCATAAATAACTTAAGTGATTAAATTAATCACAACACAAAATGAAAAGAGAGACTAATTTTCTCCTAAGAGTAGTTCAAAAGAATCTAAATAGGAGAGCCTTAATTACCTATAAGTTAGGTAAAGGTTTAGAAAGCATAGAAGCTGTAGTCCTAGGATACACAGATTCATTGATTTGTTTAAGAATTAAGCATCCAAAGCCTTTCATTAATAATTCTTTGATGATTATAGAAGAAAATCCTGTAACAAAGAAGAAAGAAAGGCTACCTAAGTTAGTCCAGGAGATGCTAATTCCAATAAGTAACATAACTGAATTTATATTGATATGATAGATTTAGAAATAACCAGGGATGAATCCTTAATGGAACTCTATCAAATTATTGCTGATAGGTTAAACCAAAAAGGAAAGATTCCTCTTAGAGCACGAAAATACACCCAGGCTATAATTGTTAGCCATGTGTACAATAGAATCAATGACAGTCAAATAGAAGAAGAAATAAACATAATTAAAGATGAACGAAGAAATAATTGATAAGGAGTTTTGGGAATCACATCAACTTATGCTTTCCAATCATTACTGGGATTACACCTTTGCAATGCTTGAGTTTATGATGAATGATGTTTATCCTTCTGATTTCAAAGAATTTTCTCCCGATGGAGTAGTAAAAGATTATTTTAAGAATAAGTTTAAAATCACTGCAAGACAATGAGCCCTAAAGAAAAAGCAAAAGAATTATACTTCAAAATGCTAAATGGGTTTCAATTTACAATTGATTCATATACCGCAAAGCAATGTGCATTGTATACTGCTAATGAAATTCTAAAGGAAATGTCAGAATATGCAGATTTTTATGATTGTACCATTACTTTTGAAAAATGTGATTATTGGGAAGAAGTTAAACAAGAAATAGAAAAAATTATGACACACGATCAAATCATACAAACGTTAAAAGATGACAATGAATATTATAATGGCTTAGGTAGAAGCTACTTGTCTAATTCAGACATTGGAGTTCTACTTAATAACCCTGTAATGTTTAAGAAGAAGTCTGAAAAGACTTTAGCAATGCTACAAGGTAGTTATTTCCATACAGCTTGCTTAGAGCCTCATAAACTAAAATCATTCCCTTTAGTTGATGCCTCCACAAGAACTACTAATATATACAAGGATGCTTGCAAAGAAAGCAATGAGCCTTTTATGTTATTGGTTAAAGAAGCAGAAGAAGTAGATGAAATGGTTAAAGCACTAAGAGCTAATACCGATTTATCTAAGTTAGTTTGGGATAGTGGTATTAAATACGAAGTGCCAGCAATAGGTGAAATTGAAGGCTTGCAATGGAAAGGTAAGGCTGATATTATTAATGGAGACTTTATCTACGATTTAAAGACTACTACTTCTTTGGATGACTTTAAGTATTCAGCTAAGAAGTATAACTACGATTCACAAGCATTTATTTACAATCACCTGTTTGGCAAGGAATTAGCCTTTATTGTTATTGAAAAAGGTTCTAATCGCTTAGGTTTCTTTGAATGCTCCGATGAGTTTATGGAATCTGGAAGAATGAAAGTAGAGCAAGCTATGGGTATGTATTATTTTTATCATAGCCCTAATGCTACAAAAGATGTTAATCAATATTATGTATCTAAAGTTTTATTCTAATGGCACAAATTATTCACGCAGATGGCACTATTATTAGCCAAGATCAAAAACGTAATGAATTGGGTTATACAATCCAAGAAGCATGGTCACACCAAGCTAAAATGTTAAAAGAGGCTTACAGATTATTAAAACTAACCAATGCAGAGAAAAGCAATAAAAACAGACAGAACAGAGTGTCCTAAATGTGGACACAAGCATCCTGTACAGCAATTATGGGATTACTTTGATGCTAGTTTTGCTGAATGGTCAGTTAAGTATAGATGTATGTCTTGTGATCAGAAGATTAAGATGGAAGTAAATGTAAATGGGTTTTTAGTATTAAGAAATGATAGGCCAAGGAAAAAACCAAGCATTTTACAACCAGAAAGCTGTTGAGTGGGTAGATGAGTTTATAAAGAATAATGATCCATTGATTGACTTTATTTCTTTTGATGGCCACATTATTCATAACTCTCACTACACATTAAAAATCTGGAAAACCAGATTATTAAATAACAAAGGAGCTGAAGAAAGAGCAGCGTTTATAAGAATTAAAAAATTTAAAGATTGGTACAATGGAAAAGATTAATAGAAGGCATTTATCAGGCATTTACATACTACATAAGTTTGAAGATGAAGAACGTAAGCAGCCTACCTGTTTTGAAGATTGTCCAGAAGATAGACAATTTGAATGGTTAAATAGTTTGGACAATGAAGCTCTAAAAGATTTAGCTATAATGCTAGGATTTACCTTAAGAAATATTGGTGATAAGTTTAACATAATTAAAGATTAAAATAATGGAAAATCAGACAGCAATTGAATGGTTGGAAGATAAAATCAATAATTATGATTTTAATCAAGGTATGGCTCAAATGAGAAAATACATTTTACTAGCCAAACAAATGGAGAAAGAGCAGATAACAAAAGCCTATAATAGTGCAATCCCTTTTAAATTTGGTGAAGAATATTACAAAGAAACCTTTAAACAATATAACAATGGAAAATGAAATGCGTGAAGACATTAAGAAAGCACTTAAATTTGTTGAATATGCTGTATTTTCAGCTTTAATCATAGGTTTAGTGCTAGGTGTTGTAATTGGTGGTTTAACAGTATTTGCTTTAATGAGATGAGAAATAAGATGTTAGGATTAGGAGATTTCTTTCAAGAAGTTCTATCTAATATGAATTTAGTGATCAGGGATGAAGAATTATTAACTTCATTAAATCAAACCAAGCTTACTGCAACTCCTGGTTTAGAAATTCTATACACTAAGACTAAAGAATTAGAGCCATTAGGCATTCCCATGGTTAATTCTCAAGATATCTTAGAAGATATAGAGAAGAAAGAAGCTAAATTCTTAGAGTTTTGGAATACCTACAATAAAAAAACAGGTCAAATTAAAGCAAAACCTAGGTTCTTAAAGCTAAATTGGAAAGAAATAGATGCTATATTTGCAACCCTTCCACACTATTTAAAGGCAACTCCAGATGTTAAGTTCAGAAAAGATCCCTTTACTTACTTAAATCAAAGAACTTGGGAGGATGAAATGTACTTACCAAAAGCCCAAGAAGCTAAAAAGAATATAGTATTTAGATTCGATTAAAATTAAGAGTTACAACTATGAAAGCTAAAGAGAAAATATCATTTACCGACTTAGATGCGGAAAAGGAAGTTATATCATTAATCACTTCTAATCCTTCTGCATTTAAGCAAGTGCAAAAAATAATCAAACCAAACATATTTCACTTCGAACAAACAAGAAGTGTATTCTTGGCTTGTGCTGAGTTATTTTCTGAAAAGGGTAACTATACCTTAACGGATGTAGTATTAAGGCTTAAATCAAGCGGAAATAATGATTGGGCTACTTTATTAGCCTCCACAACTACTCATTCATCAACAAGTACCAATGAATTGCTTATTTACCTAGCTGAATTGAAGGGTAAAAGAGATTTAATGGACTTATCAAGACAAATTACTAATGATTTAGCTAACGGATCAGATTACTTTTCTTTGGTAGATAAGGTAAACTCCATTACTAATCAAGAGATGTTTAAGGATGATGATAAGGAGATAGTAGATATGAAGTCTGCCTTAGTTGATGCCTTAAATAATCTAGGAGATGTTATGACTAATGGACAAACTGCAGGAGTTCCTACAGGATATCCTAAGTTAGATGAAATTACAGGTGGATGGCTTAAAGGTAATGTTATCCTATTTGCTGCAAGGCCAGGACAAGGTAAAACTATTTGTCTACTAGAACACGCTAGGAATGCCTCCGCTATGGGGCATAATGTATTGTTTTTATCCCTTGAGATGCCAGTAATATCTTTAATTTACCGAATGATTTCTGGAACGTTAGATACTTATACCCCCTACTCTAAAATAAAGACAGGAAGGATAAATATTGACCAATTTTCAGCTATTCAAAAGGATGCTATCACTAAACTCGAAAAGCTACCTATCACTTGGTATGATGGAGCTAATAGAGATATTAATTATTTATCTGCTTTAGTGCAAAAGATTGTAAGAGAGAAGAATATTAAAATGGTTGTTGTAGATTATATGCAACTAATAACTGATTCTAATATTAAGAGCAATGATGAAACAGCCGTAGTAGGTAGTGTATCCAAGAAGATACAACAGTTATCTAAGAAGCTAGATATCCCATTCTTATGTGCTGCCCAATTAAATAGGCAATCAGAAGGTAGA